CAACAGCATCAAGTTGGGGCGCAAATGATACCGCTCGTTGGATAGCTGTTGGCATGTAGTGCAGTGGGGAATTATCACTTGCACAACAGGCAGAGAAGGCGAATTTATATTCCCGATAAGCTTCACAACTAAATGTCTTAGCTTTATTTCATCTACAAGTATTCCTGCTAGCTACTGTACAATTACAACAGCTAAATTTATTGCCCACGACATGAATTATGGTGTCCAATATAAGGACGACGCTTTTGGCCTGTTTATAGGTATATAAGCAGTGGGGAGTTAGCACAACATCTTTTCCGATATCCGTTTCTGAGGTCTATTCTATAAACGCAACCAAAAAGGATACCAGCGCAAATTCGGTTCCTGATGTGCGCACATATAGCAACACAGGTTTTATGTATTACGGTCCATCCCCATACGCATGGTTTGCGGTATGCAAAGCCTAAGCCTTACCAAAAGCACACCGCTTAAAACACTGCTAACAACCAACGGCAATATAACGCGCAGTATCATCGGTACGCCAATTAGATTGCGTCCTTGCGACAAAGGAGCTGCGCGTAATGGATTGAGCTACTACGGGGTAGCTCCACGCTTGGTTTGTGTAAACAGCGGTTATCGATATCGCAGAGCAGAACAATGGGAAAGCCACAGGAAACGCTATTGCCGTTTTTTCTGCATTGATTAATCCCCACTGCTGTTAAATACCCAAGGACAGCCAAAAAGCCATATCAAATGACTGGTATGGACGGTCTGGTACAGCACCCGTAATATCAAAGGTTTTTAGAGTTACATTGCAACTATACAAGTCTATTGTTGATGTGGACGAAGCAGTCATATAAGCATTCAAACAGTATATTTTGTTATAAGCAAGAGGAAATGTTACTGTCACATTATATGAATTAACAGTTCCCCACTGCACTACATGCCAACAGCTATCCAACGAGCGGTATCATTTGCGCCCCAACTTGATGCTGTTGCTGCTGTAAACGAGCTGCGTGTGATAGCCTGTAATGACAGCGGCTTCTGCCAATAAGACGAGGCATCACGGAGTACATATGTTGCTACTACCGCTAAGCAGCGCGACGGAAACGTAACAGGGTACGCTGTTGCATAGTTGTTCTGTGTAGCAATTCCCCACTGCAGAATTAGCCCATTGCTAAATTTTACATAGCCATTCTGCTCCAGCAGGGCCGCGACAATGTACGCTCCGTCGTCTTTTAATAGCGCCAAATCGTTGGATGCTATGATGTCTTTAAATTGATTGTATAGTGATTCGCTGGGGAAAACGTAGATTTTTCCCAGATTTGTTGTTGATTGTGCCATTTTTTACCTCCTACTACATAATTTGTGCTGTAATCGTTGTTGTCGGGTCGCTGCTGCTGTGCTGCAAAGACGTTAAATTGCTTGTGCCGCCGGAGCTGACCTTATATGTCAGGGTAGCCACGCCGCCAAACTCGCCCAATATAAGCTCCTGCTTCTTGGCGTTTGGTAGCGGGATACTGAACGACCCCTCTTTGGATGCGCTGTTGGTCGTGATTGTATATGTCCACGTGCCTGTTGCACAGTCCGAAACATCAATATACGCATACGTATCGGCAGGAGTAACCTCACCCGAGAAGCTCCGGCGTTTTGTGCTTGACGTAAAGGTGACGTTGTACGTCCTGCCGTCAAAGGTGACAGATACATTATTGGTGACACCGTTATACGTCACGGACAGCACCTTGCTCGCGCCTGCCTCGCCGCGTATAGCGACGGTAACACCATAAGTGACTGTATATACAGCACCATCAACAGTGATCTGCTCGCCTGTAGCCATCAGATTGTTATCGTAGTAGACCGCCAAATAAGCATATCCGGACTTAGAGATATCCGGCAAATAGCTGCCGTTGGCGCAGCGTGCCTTATAGGCAACGCCGTTTACTATTATCTTATATCTCATGTCGGCCACCTCAATTATACGTCACGAGCTTGGTCTTAGCACTGTCGAGGTCAACCTCTTTCCATGTGCCGTCGGCGCACAGATATCTGATGCTGCTGCCTGCCGCAGGTGCCGGCACAAGGCCTGCAGCGCCGTTGACGGTAGCCGTCGCACCGGACATGGCGGTGATAGATGCCCACGTGCCATCACTGCGCAAATAACGCGTGTTGTTGCCGGCAACCGGAGCCGGGACGAGGCCGCCTGCACCTGCAGCGTATGTAGTCGCACCGGTTAGGTCAGGTACCATCGCCCACGTGCCGTCCGCCTGCAAAAAGCGGTTTCTTGTCGCTCCTGCTGCCGGAGCAGGGACTAAACCGTGTACGCCGGGCCTTGCCGCGGTCGCGCCGGTCATATCCTTAAGGTCCGCCACGGCAGACGTTACATAATTATTGACGTAGGTTACAGTAGCGATAGCCGATGTGTTAACCTGCGCGGTAACGTTAGCCGCGTTGGAAAACGATAACGCTACGCCGATTTCCTGGCTGACAACAGCTGATGTGCCGCTTGGCGGGATATAATCGGGGTTGGCATCCTGCGCTACGGCGTACAAGATTTCGCCGTCATTCGGATCGCGCGCAAAAATACCAAACTCCCGCAGATAATAGCCGGTGCTGACATTACTGTTATCTGTTACGGCCGTAATCGCACACGCGCCGTTGTTTTCCGAGTAGCTTATACTTGCGATGGACAGCGTCTGCACCGGGGTAATCAGCCCGGTGAGATTTTCCAGGCTCTGCCCGCTGCTGAGTGTACCGCTGCCCAGCATGCACTTTGTAAGCTGCATTCTACTTCCGGCATCGACCTTGGCCTGCAGCTTCAGCCCCTGCTTTGTCAATACCGGCTTGCCCCAATTTGACATTGATTGTACCTCCGTTTACTCAATCTCGACGTCGCCACCGATATACACGGTAACTCCGTCGGACGGATTGCTCGCCTCATAATAGGGTATCTCTTTGACTCGTATGTTTTTCCTGAGCCGTTTATTTTTTGTTTCAAGATAGCTTTCCTTGAAGGCCTTGGATACAGTTTCGTATTCACCATGATATTCATCTTCCGGCGCGTATTCAGCAACTGTTTTTATCCCGCAGCCGATAACGCCGCGCAGCTCCTTGGTGCTCTCCAGCCGTCCGAAAAGGCCAGCTTTACGGACAACCAGGCCTTTTAACTCGCCGCAGCGCATATCAGGTCACCCCTTTGGCCAGGATAAACTCAGAGGGCGGGATTACCGTATAGACGTTTTCTTCCGACAAGGTAACCTGTACATCATAACAATATTTGCCGCAGGGCAGCTCTGCCGTATCAGCCGGCGTAAAATCAAATTGCTGGCCCTCTACGATAACCATCTGCAGCACAGCAGCCTCGCTGTCTATATCCTGCTTTATGGTCAGCACAGCCCTGTCAGCCTCAGACAGCGGGACAACCTTGTTCTGCGCATCGTACAGCTTGAGCTTAAGCGTAGCACTGTCGCCTTTTGTCAGGGTTATCCTGTTTTTGTGCGGCCCATCATACTCAATGCATAGCATATCCGCTCACCTCCTTCATATCCGGAAAAATAATTTTTTATGCTGGCAGAGCACGTTTGCCGCATATACCGTGCCTTCTGGGCGATATAAAAACGTTAAGCTGTCCAGCCAGCTTCGGGTGTTCTTGGCGCTGTTTATCGCCTTGACCATCTCCGCCATCGCAGCCTCATCCGGGATGGATTCCTGCACCATACGGACGCGGAAATGGTATGGCTTGCCGCCGTACTCGTACCACTCAACCACCTCAGCTGTATCAAAGGCGGCTGAGCAGACTTCTTCGACCGCCGCCGGCGTGCCCTTATAGCGGTGACGTGCAATGGCCTTACGCACAAGCTCACGTTTTTTTGTTATATCGGCAGCCACATCATAAAAATCGACATGATATTGCCACGCAAGCTCATCGACGATTTCTTCCGGCAGCTTTTTGAGCCGTGGCAGGAGCAGCACGAGCTCAGCCTGGCTGCCCAGCTGCACAAGCCTGCCGGAGATGGCCTGCACGATATCCTTGACCGTTGCGTCGCTGCTGATGGAGCTCGGCAGGATGCGTTGCAGCGCGTTGTCCTTAAGCTCAAGCATCCTCTATCCCTCCCAGCGTCACGCTCTTTGTGCTGCAGACGGCTACCTGCGTATCAGTCGTCGCCGTAAACGCCGGAGCTGTTACCGCTACGCGTTTTGCACCGGCAGCCATAACCCTCACGATAAGCTCGGACGGATTGATGTCGCGGCCTAGCTTTGATTTTTGCCACAGGACGTAATCGTCAACAGCCGCGTTAACGGCGTTCTGGATGGCCGTAGCCTGCGTCTTGTTGTCGCTAGCGATGTAATATGTCAAATTAATGCTGTAGCTGACCTTTTCCGGGGCCAGTACGCTGATATTATCAGTCAGCGGGCGCACAGTCTTATCATTAAGTGTAGCCTTGACCTGCTGCAGCATCTCTTCGCCTGGCAGCTTGCCGCCTGCCAGCAGTGGCCTTACCTCTACCTTGCCCGCTTCCGGCGACCAAACCGTAACGTCGGTAATCTTGCTGAACGCGCGCTTTGCGTGATAGATATAAGCGCCCTCGGGGCCGGCCGTACTGAAGTTTTCCGGCGCGAGCCGTATGTCCTCGCGGTAGCTGTCATCGGACTGTATCTCAGCGCCGCCCTCAGATACGGTGACATTGACCACGCTGTCAACATACGGCACCGGGTCAACCAATGTCTTGAGCTGTCCGACAACATACCCGTTGCCTAGCTCGCCCTTTGTCAGGCAGGTTGCGCTGCCGTCAGCAATGGTTGTACCTGCCTCAATAACCAGCGGCGCGTCAAGGGCAAAAAACACATTATCGCCAGCGGTAAAGCGTGTGCCTGAAGGGATGATTGTTGCCGTCTGCAGCTGAGCAGACAGTTTTACACGCATAGTGGTCACGGCAGCCTTGGCAGGGATGCGCTCAACGCCTACCAGCGCCCCCAAATGGTCCAGATTGTCTCCGGTCGCGTATCTGAGCAGGTTCTGCTTGCCGGTCTCGTTGATTTTGTTGAGCAGCAGCACAATCAGCGCGGTTATTGTCAGCAGAAACAGTCTGACCGGGTCGCCCTTAGCCAGCGTCCTGCCAGTAATGGCCTCGTATCTGCCGATAACATAACTCTCAACCTCATCGGCATCAGCATCGACAAACACGATATCGGCCAGGTTATCTAATTTACTCATTGTCATTTTTTATCCTCACCTGCACTTTCGGGACCAGCACGCCGTCGTCCGTGCCGGTAAAACTGATTGATGTTATCTCCACACGCGGCTCATACTTTTTTATAGCCGTAATCATCTCAGACTGCAGCTTTGCCTGCGCTACGTTGATTGGCAGGTCGAGCATCTCAGCATCAATGCCAAAATCACGGTCAAGCGGCACAGAAGATTTTGTAGTGGTAATTATTGTACGCAGATTTTGCAGGATTTCTGCAGCTTCTGATGCTGGTGCAAAATCAATGCCTTGCATTGGCTGAGCTAAAACATCGTAAATCATAATACTTTCAGCCCTCCTGCGTATTCTTTCAGCGTTACGCTTACTTTAGCACTCATAATGCTGCCAAACTTGCCCCAGAAGGAAACGCTTTCATCCAGACTTTCAATAACCCACATGTTATCCGTAATCAACTTACCACCGATAACCAAGGGAAAATATTGGCCTGTATCACGAAGCCTTCGCAGTTTTTCAAGCTCCTTAGCCGGGTTTATGCCCTGATCAGCACGCAGCTGCATAGTAAAACTGATTTTTTCCACGTCCGGTCCGATAAATTCCAACACCGGCTTGTCACCGATAATATCATGCTGAGCCCAGCGCCCTGCGCTGCCACGTCCATAATCATCGAATGTTCGGATAAAGCGGCTGGATACTATAAATGGTATATCAGCCATGAACCCTACAAGCATAATATCAACCTCCAATCATTATATTACTGCTACCCGCCGCCACACTCCCACCACAGCTTACGCTGTCCCCTATTCTGCCAGCAGCCTTGCCGTTGATATAGACACTGGCGCTC